AGGATCCAAAGTAAATGTTCAAGATGTAATTATCGTCTTTGTAAATAATATTCTTCAGGTTCCCGGTAAAGGTTACATATTTGAAGGTGGTTCTCAAATTGAGTTTACAGAAGCTCCTAAGATCGGTGACACTGTTGAAATTATTTTCTACAAAGGAACCGGTTCTCAAGACGTTGTGTTGAGAGAGATTATTGAAACTGTTAAAGAGGGTGATACACTTCAAATTCAAAATAATGATATATTTACGAATGAAGAAGTAAGATCTGTTAATTTTGTATCTGGAACTGATGTTGCAGAAACAAATCCTTATCGTGGTCCTGGTAACGTTCAAAATACTGCTTTACTTAGACCTGTTGTTTGGTGTAGACAAATTGAGGACAAAATTATCAACGAAAAAGAAGTTGGTAAAAATAGGGAACTCTATGAACCAGTAGTTAACCCAACGGCACATATCATTAAAACAGTTGGAGTTGGTGCTACTCAAATTTTCGTTGATACACTTAGACCTCTATTTAATATTCGCAATGAAATTACTGATAAGGTAAATCTGACTTTCCAAAATAAAGTTAAATTTATTCCACAAGATGACAAAGTTTCTGCTGCTGGAACTGCGATTGTTTCAACTGCAGGAACAATTACCTCTGTTGCTATTTCCACTGGTGGTGTTGGATACTCAGATGCATTAGTAAGTTTTGGTAGTACAAATGGAGTTGGTATAGGAACTACAACAACTGCTCTTGGTACAGTTACAATCGGTGCGGCAGGCACTATTACAGGTGTCGCGATCACTAATCCTGGTCTTGGTTATACTCAAACTAATCCACCTCTTGTTCTGTTTAGTCCTCCTACAAGAGGGGTAGAGGAAAATGAAGTTAATTCTTATAATGGCGACAATGGAGTAATTGTTGGATTTGGTACTACCTCTGTAGGAATTGGAACAACTCAGTTCATCTTTGATTTACACATTCCACTTGATTCTTTCCTAAGAAATGTTGGATATAATACTGATATTGTTGCAACAGCAGTGACTGCAAGTTCACTAAGTTCTGGCGATTACTTCATGGTATTTAATTCAAATGTAGGATCTTCTTCAACATCTATTACTTCACTCGATACCTCTGGTAATACAGTGGGGATTGGAACTTCTAATATTGATAATATATACTTTGTTCAAAGTGCTGAAACTGTATATCGACCAACGGGAGTTAACTCTGAGGGAGTGGGAATTGGTACATCTCACATTACTAGAGTCTTTGTTAATGTTAATAATAACTTCCCATATGGTTCGGGCATTCAAACGTCTAATTCATTCGGTGAATTTAGTTGGGGAAGAATTGATCTTAAGTCAAGGTCTAAAGTGACTTCCTATAATGCGTTTACTACTGGTGGTATTGGTGGTATATCTACCTCTACATTCGTTCAAAGGTCCAAATCACTAAGATTTAAAGATTATGATATTTGAACTAATAAATAAAGAAAAAAACTGTGTGTAATGGCTGCAATTATAACTGATCAAATTAGAATATTAAATGCAAAGAATTTTGTTGCAGGTGTAACTACCTCTACCAATGCATATTATTCTTTCATTGGATTAACGAACGCAACTGATTACAGTTCAACATGGGATCAAGATCCTCCTTCACCAAAAGATAGTTTTGATGAGGAGAATCAGTATTGGGATTCAATGGTTGCTCTAAAGAAGATAAACTCATCTGATGTAAGACAGGTTGTTTCAAAAATAAACTGGTCTTCAGGAACAACCTATGACATGTATCGTCACGATTATAGTAGAACAAAAACTGCTGCTGTAAGCGGTGCCACTAATTTGTATGCTGCATCATATTTTGTAATTAATAGTGATTTTAGAGTTTATATCTGCATACAAAATGGTACTACTCCTGATACACCAAATGGAGCACCATCTCTTGATGAACCAACACATATTGATTTAGAACCAAGAGCGGCAGGAACAAGTGGGGATGGTTATCTTTGGAAATATCTTTATTCTATCAAACCAAGTGATATTGTGAAATTTGAAGCAACTGCTTTTATGCCAGTTCCTTTAAATTGGGAAACAACCACTGAAAACGCACTTGTAAGGGATAATGCAGTTGATGGATCAATCAAAGTGGCTACCATTACTGATAGGGGAGCAGGTGTTGGACCTGCTGGTGCTACTCGATATGCTAACGTTCCAATAAAAGGTGATGGAACTGGTGCAGAATGCACTATTGTTACCACCAATGATCAAAGAGTTGACTCAATAACAATAACCAACCAAGGTTCTGGATATACCTTTGGTAATGTGGATTTAGCAGCAGGAAACGTTCCGAGTGGAACAACAAGACCTACTTTTGATGTAATTATTTCTCCTCAGGGAGGACATGGTAAGGATATCTATAGAGAATTGGGAGCAACTAATGTTCTTCTTTATTCTAGAATTGAAAATGATAATGAAAACCCTGATTTTATTACTGGAAATCAAATTGCAAGAGTTGGTCTTGTAGAAAATCCAAAAACTACTTCAAACACTTTACTATCTGCTGATAAAGCAAGTGCCGTTGGTGCTTTGAGATTGGCAGGAGCAGGATATAGTTCTGCTGCTTTTTCTGCCGATTCTTATTTTACTCAAACTGTATCTACAGGGACAACTGCTCAAGGAAGAGTAATTAGTTATAACCAAACAACGGGTGTTTTGAAGTATTGGCAAGATAGAACAGTTGCTGGATTTAATACAGTTGGAACTGCTCAAACTACACCAACTTATGGATTTGATTTAACAGAGTTTACTTCTGCTCCTGCCACAGGTGGTAGTTTGACAATCACTCCAACAACAGGTGTTGATTTACAAATTGACTCAAACTTTAGTGGTATCCAAACCACAATAAATAGTAGGACATATAATCTTGGTCTTACTTTTACGGATGGTATTGCACCTGCAGAAGTGAAAAAATATGCAGGAAACATTGTTTATGTTGATAATAGACCATCCATAACAAGGTCATCTAACCAAAAAGAAGATATCAAAATTGTTTTGCAGTTCTAAAGAATTATGCCACAGCAGACGAACCTCAACGTAGCACCATATTTTGATGACTTTGATCCATCTAATGATTACCATAAGGTGCTGTTTAAACCTGGATATGCTGTCCAGGCTAGGGAATTAACATCTCTCCAATCGATTCTGCAGAATCAAATCGAAAGATTTGGTCAGCACTTCTTTAAAGAAGGTGAAAAAGTTATACCGGGAAATACTGGGTATAATAGAATTTACAACTGTGTTCAATTAGTGAACACATTTCAAGGAGTTCCAGTCTCTGCATATGCTGAACAGTTAGAAGGAACTCAAATTACGGGTTTGACTTCCGGTGTAACGGCATATGTTGATTCGGTTCTTCTTCCTGAAGACTCTGAAAGAGGAAACCTCACTCTCTATATTAACTATTTAAACTCAAGCACAGCAAACAATTCAACTGAAGTGTTTAGTGATGCTGAAGAACTTGCTTGTAGCGAAGTAATTTCCTCAGGTCTTTTAGGAAACAGTACAATTAGTGCTGGAGCTCCATTTGGTTCTACCATATCAAATGATGCTGGACAGACTGGTTCTTCATTTCAAATTCAAAATGGAGTTTACTTTATTAGAGGAAATTTTGTAAATGTTGACAAAGAAACTTTAATCCTTGATCAATATGGAACAACTCCAAGTTATAGAATTGGTCTTTTTGTAAATGAAGAAATAATTACTGCAGATTTAGACGAAACTCTCAACGATAATTCTCAAGGATTTAATAACTATGCTGCACCCGGTGCAGATAGACTTAAAATTAGCACCTCTCTTATTAAGAAGTCTCTTGACGATTTAGATGATGGATCTTTTGTTGAATTAGGAGTTGTAGTAAACGGAGTTTTACGAACAAAAACTAAAAAAACAGGTCTTGGTAGTGGTGTTGGTTATAATGATATTACTGATGTTCTAGCGAGAAGGACATTTGCTGAATCTGGTGATTATTATGTAACTCCTTTTGATATTACTATGAAGGAGTCTCTGAATAATAATAGAGGAAATGGTGGCGTATATAATGCAGGTCAATTTACGTATGGTGGTTCTGCACCTTCTGACGATCTTGCATTGTATAGAGTCTCTGCTGGTAGAGCATTTGTAAGAGGATATGACATTGAAACTTTAGATGCAACTTATCTTGATGTCGATAAACCAAGAACCACCAAGACAATTGAAGATCAGTCTGTAATTTATAATACTGGACCAACTCTAAAACTTGATAATGTTCATAGAACACCTTCTGTTGGTATTGGTAGCACCTACGTTCTGAGTCTCAGAGATCAACGAGTAGGAACAAGTGCAGAAACTGCTCCTGGTAATGAGATTGGTTTAGCAAGAGTTTACGATTTTAGAATTGAATCTGGCGCATATGATATTGCAAATGCTGATTTAAATCAGTGGGGTCTATCTCTATATGATGTTCAATCATTTACTACACTGACATTAAATCAAGCGACCAGTCTCTCCGTCCCTACATTCGTTAAGGGACAAAGAAGTGGTGCAACTGCGTTTATTAGATCAGCAGTTTCTAATAGTAAAACAGTTACCTTGTACGAAACTCAGGGCGAGTTTGTTGATAATGAACCACTTTTCTTTGATGGTATACTAAATGGTAGAATTGCTATTGCTGCCACCTCTCATGGTATCGGTGATGTAAAGTCTGTTTTTGGAACCACAGATGGTACAACTGGAATTCACACATTTAGTGCTGATACCGTTCAGTCAGTTGCTCTTAATGTTGGTGTTGCAAGAATTACTCCAAGAGACCAAGGTGGAATTAGTACAGTAACTAGCACTAATCCTTTGTTTCCAGGAACAGCAATTAAAACAAACAGTTTAATTCAATATAGTGATCTTGCATCAGTTGTAGGTGATGATAATGATCCTATCGCAGGAAGAATTGTAAGCGTCGGTTCCTCTCATGTCGAATTTGTAGGTGTCACCACTGTTACTGGAATTGTTGGCGGCAAATTGCCAACTGCAATTACCAGTGTATCTGATTTTAAAGTATTAACCACACCGCTTGATCCGTCAACTGATAATTCATTATTTACTAAACTTCCAAAAGAAAACATTGATAGTGTAAATCTCACTGATGCTATTCTAACTGTTAGAAAAATATTTAGTGTAAATATTGCAAGTAATAAATTATCCAGCACAATTACTGCTGAAGATAATGAAGTATTTTTACCATTTACTCCTACTAGATATTCTCTTATTAGAGAAGATGGAACCACTGAAGAATTAACTGCGGATAAATTCACCATTACTTCACCTGGAGGAAAAAGTACTCTTCAGATAAATGGTCTTGGATCTAACGATACTGGATCTACTCTGATTGCGACTATTAGAAAGAGAAAACCAAAAGCGAAAGTAAAGGTAAGAAACAGAGTTCAGTCAATTATTGTTGATAAATCCAAAAATGTTGGTTCTGGTATTGGAACCACAACATTGAACGATGGTCTTACATACGGAAACTATCCTTTTGGAACAAGAGTTCAGGATGAAACAATTTCACTTAATGCTCCTGATGTAATTGAGATTCACGGTATCTTTGAATCTGCTGACACATCCACTCCTTCTTCACCTACACTTACTTTACAATCAATCACAAGTGCTTCAGCCACTATTGAAGAGTTTACTATTGGAGAATCTATTGTAGGACAAGATTCTGGTGCTGTTGCAATTATTTCTGAAAAAACCTCTATTGCAGATTCAAAAATCGCTATTCTTTACAAAAATGATATTTTGTTTAGAGAGGGTGAAACTATTATTTCATCTGAAACAAATGTAAATGCAGTTGTAAATGCAGCAGATGCATCAAGTTTTGATGTATCTACTAACTTTATCTTTAACAATGGTCAAGAACAAACATTCTATGATTATGGGTCAATTAAGAGAAAATCGGATTCATCAGAACCTACTAGAAAGTTAAGAGTATACTATAAGAGCGCATCATATGAAAGCACTGACGATGGTGATATCACCACAGTTGGATCATATGATAACTTTGATTACTCAAGTGAAATTGGTATAGTTGGAAGTTCTGGTAACTCTGATATTATTGATATTAGACCAAGAGTAAGTTCAATAGCAAGTGTTTCTGAAGGAGATAGATCTCCTCTTGAATTCTTAGGAAGAATATTTACTGGATCTGGAGACTCAGCTAAAAATATTTTAGCATCAGATGAATCACTATTCATTGATTTCTCTTATTATCAGGGAAGAATTGATAGAATTTTTCTGACAAGAGATGGTAAGTTCCAAGTCAAGTATGGTATTCCCTCAGATAGACCAGAACCACCTCTTGTAGTTGATGATGCGATTGAAATTTGCAGCGTCACTTTACCACCATATCTTTATGACACAGTACAAGCTTCGTTGAAGTTTAATACTCATAAGAGATATCGTATGCAGGATATCTACAAACTTGAAGATAGAATCAAAAATCTTGAATATTACACGTCTCTTTCGATGCTTGAGACCAATACTGCTAATTTGTTTGTTCCCGATGCAGATGGTTTAAATAGATTTAAGTCTGGTTTCTTTGTTGATAATTTTACTTCATTCAAACCACAAGAAGAAGGACTTCAGATCAAGAACAGTATTGATGCTGAGAAAAAAGAGTTTAGACCAACTCACTACACCAACTCTGTTGACTTAATTCAAGGTCCTGTTGTTAATAATGACACAACTGCAGATCTTAATTTTGCTCCCATCGAAGGAAATAATGTTAGAAAACAAAGTGATGTCATCACTCTTGACTATGCTGAAGTTGAGTGGTTAAAGCAATCATTTGCTACAAGAACTGAAAGTGTCACACCTTTCTTAATTAGTTTCTGGAAAGGTTCTATGGAACTCACACCAGCATCTGATACATGGGTTGACACCGCAAGAATGAAGGCAAAGATCATCGATGTTGAAGGTGATTTTGCATCAACTCTTGAGTTGCTTGCAAGAACAGAAAATGTTGATCGCCAAACAGGAATGGCACCCATGGTTTGGAACGCCTGGGAAACTAACTGGACAGGAACCACAGTAACAAACACTACACGTAGAAGAGAAACAAATTCCAGTTCTACTTTTGGTATGGGTGGTTGGATTAACAACTTTAGTGGTGGTTTTGGTAGCCCTGCACGTCGAATCAGAAGAACAGACACTAGAGTTGTTGAAGATGCACTTCAAACTACAGTTGAGACTGGTGTTATGTCCAGATCTGGTACAAGAACAGTAGTCACTGAACAGTTTGATAGAGAGTCTGTTGGTGATAGAGTTGTCAGCAGAGATATTGTTCCATTCATGAGATCTAGAAACATTGAATTTGTTTCTAAGAGAATGAAACCTCTCACTAGAATGTATGCATTCTTTGATGGAGAGGATGTCACAAGATTCTGTGTTCCAAAACTTCTTGAAATTAGTATGGTTTCTGGAACATTTACGGTTGGTGAGACTGTAACTGGAAGAATAAACAGAACCGGTTTAGATCAAGACACTGGCAACACTTCAGCAAACATTACATTTAGAGTTGCTCAGTCAAATCACAGAGAAGGTCCTTATGATGTACCAACAGCGACGTTTACGGAGGATCCATATAATAATACACCACTCTCTGGGTCATACTCATCTACATCAGAAATTTTGAATGTTGACACTTTCTCTCTTTCCGCTGAAGCACAAGGTGAGTTCTTTGGATTTGTAGCACCA